AGATGCCGATCCAGCTTAATGCCGTAGATATGGTAATCGGCAAACATGGCCTTTTCTCTGCGGTGCGCTTCCTCGTGGTGCTGCCGACAAAGGGCAATCGCGTTCAGGCCGACATGGACGATTGCTTCTCTGTCCCGGCCCATGCCCACACGGTCAACGTGGTGCACCTCTGCTGGCCGGTTGCAGATTGCACACCGGCGATTTTCAAGGCAGAGATACAGGTACTTGCCAATATCGTCCGTCTGGGTGAGCAGGCTGTCCTTTGTGGGCACGCCCCAGTGGAAACAGAACTGAATCAGGTATGTAATAAACTCCCGGGCCGTGGTCATATCGCAATCCGAGAGGGAGAACCACTCCCGCAGGCAGCGGGAGCAGAAATCCCATTCCAGATAGAGCCGAAGTTCTTCCGGCTCCTGCCCTGACCACAAAGAGATATCCCGGATAATAGCGAAAATTTTGCGGCGCTGGTCTGCGGAAATAGTTCGTCCATCATCCAGACGGACTTCTACCCGCCGGGGGCGCTTCTGCGCCAGAAACCGGCTGATATCCACGTCAGGCTTCAAGACGAGTTTTCCGTTCTCCAGCTTCTCAATCTTCGCTGTTACAATCATGCGTGTTCTCCTTGTCCACATGGACGTGCATCGGAATATAAACACTGTTCGCTTTCATATTCCGCGCCAAAAAGTCATTGCATTTCGCTTCTGACAGGTGGTTTTTGAGCACCTGCAGTTCATAGGCATACTGCCCGGCGGCCTTTTTCTCTTGGATTTTGGCCTGTATATCCTCGTCCCGGTAGTTCGCTTCTATGAGGTAAAGGTCATAGCCTATCGCCTGAATGCCGTTCAGGTTGTTGGTGTCAGTGGCATAAATCACCTTTCCGGACGGAAAATGTACCTTGTACCCACAGTTGGGCACGTTGTGCGTCAGCATCACCGGAATTACATTGCACAAACCGTAGCCGTACATCGTTCGCGGTGTCAGCACATCAATCTGACGTTCCGGCACCCCTGCGGCTATGAGCGGCGGCACCAGCCAGCGGCAGCACCCGAAGCGGAGTGTCGGCCGCTGGCTGGCAAGCCGCTTGATGGTGCGCTTCTGGAAGTGATCTGAGTGGATGTGTGTCAGAAGCACAAGTTTCAGCTTCGGCACATACGGTTCCAGCGCCTTATACGGCACGCCGCAGTCTATCAGCACAAAATCTTCCAAAATCGTGGCGTTGCCATCACTTCCGGTGCTGATGATGTTGTACCTGACCATCAGAGTGCAGCCAGGTCAACGGCTTCTTCTACGGCATCCGCTTCCGGCTCCGGCAGGTTCATAGTCTTGGCCGTCCGCTCGATTTTGGGCGGATCCTGCTCGCTGAGTCCATTCTGTCCGGCATCTGCGAAATCCGGCGTCTCCGGCAGAAGTCCGTCATCCGCACTGTTGGGAACCATCACTCGACCATCTCGTTCATAAGCGGTAGTCATTTCAACAGTCATGATTCCCCATTTGGAAATTAGCTGGCGCAGCATAGTCTTTTTTGCCATACCGTCAAAATCCCGGTACCAAAAGCTGGAATATTTCCACATATCCTCCTGCGGGATTTCACCATTCAGCAGCTTCTGGTACGCCTTTGCGCTGAACGCCGGGCTGTACTTGTCGGCATGAGCCATCATCTGGTCTGCTGTCCAGTACAGGGTTTTCTCGAAGCCATTGATATACTCGAAGTGGGCAATATAGCCCACAGTCGGCATTGCCGCACGCTTTTCAAAATCTTCGATGAAGTGCATTTCATGGAAACGCTCTTCAAAGGGATCCCAACCGCCCAATTCCCCGGATTTGACTTCCAGAACATTCAGGCGCTTGTACTGGCCCGTTCTCAGAGCCAGCTGGGTGTATCCCTTGTAGCCCAAAACGAATTGCGCCTTGAGACACGCCGGCTCAATCACATTACCCTGCCGGTCACGTTTTGCTTTGGATTTGAACGGCACCAAGTAGAACTGACCCAACTGCGGGGAGGGCTGCAAGAGCAGGCTCTCACCCAAAAGGGCACCCGCCAAAATAGTACCTGCATCACACTCCTGCAAGGTAGGATTAACTGCCACAGCAGAAGTGATATTTGCAGCGAATCGTGCCGCGCGTACCGGATCGCCTAGGGTATTATTTATGAGTTTCTTGTATTTCTCGGTCTGCATTGCTTGAGAGAAGTACAATTTCTGCGGTTGCATAGCTTTAGCCATTATCGCTTACCTCCTGATTCTCGATGCCGACGGAATCCATATGCTTCTGGATCTCGTTGATTTTTTCATTTATGAAAGACTTCAGCTCCCGGAGCTGGGTCAATGTGCCGCAGCACTGGAACGTGCGGCCCATGAAAGCAAATTGGGCCGTCATGACCTGTTCCTTGCTCTCCTGCTGGGTTTCTTCGGCCTCCTGCTCGTCCATAACCGGAGGCTCGGCGCCCATGACCTGCGGCGCGGCCAGCTCTTCTTCCACCGCATCCAGCACCGCCGACTCTGCTTCCTGCGCACGAAGCTGGGCCTCAAGGCGCTGTTTCCGTTCAGCTTCCTCGCGGGCCACACGGTCTTTGCGCTGGCTCACACTGTTAATCGCAACAGCCAGATTGCGGCACTGCTTATACTCGGCCATGACCTCCGGGGCATTCTCCATGCCGTTGATGCAGTTCACATCAGCTACCACACGGTCAACGTAATCCTTGACCTTGCTCTTCAAAGATTTCAGGCTCGCCGTCATGGTAACGGCAATGCCGACGTCTCCATAGCTAACCCACTCGACCCCGTTTGCCTTGACCAGCTCGTCGAAGTAAGCGACCACTTTCTTCTCCTTGTCAGCTTTCAAGCCGGCTTCCACATCCGTGATTTTGCCTTTCAGCGCTTCATCCGCAGGGCCATAGACATCGGTGACGCATTCCTTGTAAACCTTGTCGAAGTCCTCAAAAGGCTTCATGATCTGCTTCTTAACGACTGCACGGCGGTCATCCAAATCCTTGCGGTCACGATTCAGCTTTGCCCGCTGCTCCTTGACGACCTTGAGCGTCTCTTCCGTGCAAACCAGCGCCAGCGCTTCCGTCACGGACGCCTGTGCCTGAGCCTTGATGCTGTGCAGCTGTTCCTTGATGACGGGAAGCTGCTGCACAACAATCAGACTGTCGGCTAACATCGGCTCCTGCGTGGTTACGGCGGCAGTAAGTTCTTTTTCCATGTTGCACCTCCTAATTTTTGCATAGAAAAACGGCAGAAAGGATAGTCCTTTCTCGCCGCTTCGTACCTGTTGAAAAATCCAACCGAATATGCTACAATATGGTTGTGTGTGGTGGAGACCTGTATTTTCCGGCTTGATGTTCCTGCATCAAGCGCCAACGGAATGTGCGGGTCTCTATCCATTTGTAGCGCACCGGCCGTTCTGGTCGGTGCTTTTTTCGTGTGCGGCGAGTATGTCATATACCGTGAGTTGGCCGATGATTTGGCGCTCAGCGGTGCTCTTAGGCTGTGTAGCGGTCTTTCCCTTGCGAAGTCTTGCGGGCGATTTCAGCTTCTTGCCGAACTCCTTGGCGTAACACTTTGCGCCGTACCCCGCTTCGATTGCCGCCGGATCTGTAATGACCCTGTGACACCGAGCGCATCTTACCATGCTTCTTTCCTCCGAAAATCATGAACATCTGGAATGCGTGCGTCAGCCGCACCGCCATGATAATCGCAATGATGACAAGCAGCCATTCACCGCCGATTGCCCAGTAGCCACGCCAGCGGTAGGCACTCGGCAACTGCCATATTGCCATCAGCCCTCCGGCTACGACACCGGCCAGCGTGTCCAGCAGCCCCACGAGGACCCAATCCATCACGCTCAGTTTCTTTTCCCTGCGCTTCATTTGAGGTTTGCCCCTTTCATGTAGATTTTGACCAGCGCCCATTCATGGGCATCCTTTGGCTTCCCCGCCATTGCATCCAGCGCTTCTTCGGTTCCACACTGGTCACAAATCATGATGCCCGGAACCTGACGGGAAAGAGCGTTGCTGTGCAAGCGCATCTTCATGGTCAGCTTCCCGCACCGTGGACACGGGAGCACCTGCGCCATCTCAGCTGCGGCATCCTGCACATCGAGGTATGTAGCAAAGACTTCATCCAGCAGCTTCTTCTCTGCGTAATTCTGAATCATTTGCATCACCTTACGAAACATCCCTTTCTTCCTCCAAAAGACCAACCATAGCGCTCCACACCTTGTCGGTGTAAGCCGTGCTGCGGGTTCCTGCATTCCAAGCCTTTTCTGCCCCGCTCTTCCCAAGGTTGTACGCCATCATCGTTCGGTTGATGTCTCCATCGTACAGGGCAAGATAGCTTCCGAGCATATAGCACCCAGCCTTGATGTTCTGGCAGGCATCCAACAGATCCGTGACTCCCAGCTCATCTTTGAGCCATCCGGCATTGATGCTGTTGATCTGCATCAGACCATAATCCCCGGTTGAGCTGGTAGCGCTCACCGTATAGCCGCTCTCGACCTGCATGACGGCGTAAGCCAGCTCCAGCGGAACTTCGTACAAGTCGCACATCTCGGCTGTATACTGCTGTAAATTCGCATCCAGCGGCACATGGTATGTAATCGACTCATAGGGGGCCGGGTCTTGTCGGATGCACTCGCCCTGCTCAATGTCAGCCCGCACAGGAATCGTCGCTGTCGGGAGCTGCGCCGCTTCCGGTTGGAAAGCGAACGCTGCGGCGATGCTTCCGATTACCAGTAGTTGCGCCGCCGCTGTTGCCACCAGCGGGATTATTGCCTTTCGCATCATCCTGAACCTCCGTAATGCCGAACCGCTCGAACACATACCGCCGGGGCACTCTGCCCGGAAACGTAAGCAGCCCCTTGGCTTCCAGCTCTTTGTTCATCTGCTGGATGAACTGATAGGCTCTGGATTTGCTGCACCCGACGATTTCCTTTACTTCGCTCGCGCCGATGAAGTACGATTCTTTCACGTCCGACGCCCTCCTTTCGAGAAACGCATATTGTTCATGGCCACGTTCAGGTCGTTCATCCGGTCAATGATGTTGTCCCACTCGGCCTGTTCGTCCTCGTCGATTTTTCCGTCTGCGACAATTTCTATCATCGCATCGCGCTTTACGATAAACCTCTGAACCGCCGCCAGAACGCTGAGAACAGCTTCCGGCAGGTCCTTCAGCTGAATCTCCGGAACCACCCGCTTGCCCAGCTCTGAAGACAGGCGCAGATGCTGAACTGCAAGATATGGGGCTTGGTACACATCGCACATGGCGCTTGCCACGTCGCTGGGTACCGGGCGCTGGCTCTGCTCATAATCCCGCAGAGAATCAACTGACACATTCAAAAGCTGTGCGGCTTTTTCCTGCGTCATTCCGGCAGATTTCCGCGCGTTTTTGTAGATATTCTGGCAATCAACCGCCATTTCGCACAACTCTCCTTTCTGGTAAACTTATGATGTAAGAAATCACGCCCGCAGGTTCAGGCAGGACTCAATCGCGGACTTGATGTTCGCGGACGGCACCATCGTGCCGTTGATGACCTGACTGACGTGTGCGCGGGAATACCCGATTTCTTTTGCCAGCTCGGTAACGGTCATGTCGTCGCGCTCGACCATTGCCTTTTTGACCGACACGCACCACTCCGGCAGCGGAACTTTCTTCATGTTTTTTCTCCTTCCTGACAAAGTTTTATCTAACAAATGTATTGAACACTTGTTAGATTTTTGATAGACTAAAAGAGCCAGTACCCACCATTCAACGCGTTCCCCGTTTTTGAGCTGTTAAGCAGAAGCTCTTGGGGAGTAATCGCTTTACCTGCGCACCGCCGATTTGCAGTATCGGCGATGCGCTTTGCAGCGATGCCTGTCATGAGGAGGAATCAACTTGCATGGTTCTGTACTGCGTGGTACGTTGAAGCCCCTTTGCAGAGGGGCTTCGGGGAACGCGCTGAATGGAAAGCGCTGACCCTTTCAATCTGACATTTGTTTTGTACAAGTGTATTATAATCTTTCTTTAGGCGTATTTCAAGACGAAATACGCCTGTGGATAGATTTTGTGAGGATACACAAAATGCCGACCCAAAATTTGTATGATTCTATTGCCCTTGCAGAAAATATCAAAATTCAGGCAAAGGCGCGCAATGTCCAGTTGAAAGATATGTTCGCTGAACTCGACTTGAGCAAAGGAACACTTTCCAATCTTCGACTTGGTAAAAAGATCTCCGCCGACAGTCTGGCGCGTATTGCCGATTACCTTGACTGCTCCATGGACTTCCTCATGGGGCGCACCGTTGACCCCACCGTGAAGCGGATGAATCTGACAGATGATGAACGCCAAAAGGTTACGGATTATCTTCAATTCATTCTGAGTCAGCGGAAATAGTTCTCAGAGCCGCTCAGATGGCTCTATTTTGCGTTTTTGATTCTTCCGCAAGGAATTTGCTGTTTGATGCAAAAAGCGGCTTAAATTGCCTCTTTGAGCGATTGTGCTCATTCGTCGATTACGAAGTGCGCGCCCTCGGTGATAAGCACCGTGCCGCGATGCTCGTCATTGACGATGGTGTTCCGTTTGCCGATGTACTCTGCCGGAAGCTCACCACTCTTCACCCGCTCAAGGTTGAACGGCGTCGGCTCCCAGCGGCCCTTGTAGGCCTCCGGGATCTTGTCCCACTCCGCTTTTGTGTAGTGGCGCATCAGGTCTGCCCCCCATTCTTCCCCGCTCAGCAGCTTCCAACCGTAAGCATCACAGAACCACCAGCCGGAGGATTCCCCATCGGCGAGGTAAATGATGTCCGACACGCTCAAGCTGTGGCCCTCGAAGCCTGCGGGCCTGTCGATGTTAAACTTGCGGAACAAGCCATCAAGCGTCTGCTGCGCGTCCTTTCGGGTTTCCACATTACCCTCGTACACCAGACGGTAGTTCTCCCGGTGGATGCCTCCCAGCTGTGCAGCCTGATCGGACGCCATGAACCGCAGCTTTGCCTGATCCATGGTGTCCTCTTTCAGCTGGTAGATTTCATACTTCATGTGAATCTTCCTTTCCTTGGTTTGCGGTGTTGGTTCCCGCGACCATCCTCGTGATGCCACGAAAATGGTTTCGGCCGATACCAGCGGCCATCATCAGGCGGGTTATTCTTTCCAGTTGCGGCCTGCGCCGAGAGTGACATCTCGGACTTCAAGAATTCGGGCGTCCGTGTGCGTCTTCTTGAAATCCCGGATTGCTTCAATCATCGCTTCATCTTCGGTGGGCTTCCAAGACTCCACCGTGCTGAAATGAATCTCTCCGTCCTTGGTCTGATGCTTAATCAGGATGTCCATCGCTTAGTCCTCCTCAACGACCCAGCCGGCGCAATAGCCGGAATTGCGAAGCCTTGCCTTTGCAAGCGCTTCATCGAACGACCGGGCGCGAACCCGGATGGGCGGCAGGTCGCCGCCAACGATTTCCCATATAGCCATGGGCGCTACAAACTTCATCGTGTGGCCCTCCCTCAGCTCCGGCCATCCCGCCGGATGCTCAAAATCTGGTCGTTGTCCCCGAAGCTCCGCTCTTGCAGGTTCTCGATGTCGTAAATCAGGAATGCAAGAATCAGAGCTTCCCGCGTGCAGTACTTCCGCTCCCGGAACGTGTACGGCGTCTTGGCCTTTAACAGCCGCTCCGCCACATCGTCCACAATGTCCAGCGTGGTGGTGTAGGTCTGCGGAGCCGCCGGACCGCGGCCATGCGAGGTGTACTCAATAAGAAGTCTCATTCGTCCTCATCCTCCTCTCCCTCGGTAACGCTGTCCAGCTGGACGCTCCCGTAGGTGTAGCCGTTGTCGTTGCGGATGTAGACGGGCTGGTCTTCATCGTACTGGCTCAGGATGTCAATCAGCTCCCCCACCGTCATGGTGCCGTGGCACTGGCTGGGCGAGTACCCATCCCGGCGGCTGTCGATGTAAACATTCGTCATGGCTCAAACCTCCTTTCGAACATCCAGCAGCTCCATGCTGCCGTAAACGCAGTGCTCGGTGATCTCACGCGCTCTCTTGCGAGCGGACGCAATGGACGCAGCCGTAATCTTGCGGGTGGTCTCATAACCGCCGCTCTTGAACTGGGGGTTGTGGCGGAAATAAGTTGCGATGTAAGACTTCATGTTCATAACTCAGACCTCCTTGACTTCAACCATCTTGATGCTGTCGCTGGCGTACACCCGACCGCGGATGCACTCACAGGCATTGCACAGACGCTCTGCCTGATCTTTGAGAATGAGAACCTTGGTCTTGGAGAGCTTTGCCGGGGCGTTGAATGCTGCATCAAGCATTTCTGCCCGCTCGTCATTGACCATGACGGTCATGCAGGCTTCGCCCTGCTCACCATCCATCCAGCTATCGTAGGTAAAAGTGATGTTCTTCATGATGTTGTCCTTTCTATCTAACAAGTGTTTGAATCATTTGTTGGATATATTATAATCCCAAAGTTATGGGATTTCAACGCATTATTCCCAAAATTCTGGGATTCTACACTTTGCACAGATTGGAGGTGCTCTTTATGTTCACTTCTTCTCAGATTGCTGACCGCATCAAGGAAGCTGCTCACGCAAAGGGTGTTCTGGTCAAAGACTTGCTCGTTGTTTGCAAACTGAGCAAGAACACGCTTTCCACTATGAAGTCAGGCGGAAGCTTTCCACGCCTTGAAGCCATTACAGCGATGGCCGATGAACTGGGCTGTTCCGTTGACTACCTGCTTGGCCGCACGGATAACCCAGAGATAAACCGATAAGGCCAGTGTGTTTCCCTTGTCGCTCTCTGTAAGAGCGTGGATAGAAATGTCGTCCTCATCGGCTATATAACGCGCGCGCCCGCGCGTGATGAAGACGATAGTCTTCATACATAATCATTAACATTAACATTTACATTAACAGCTTGTTTTGTTTGTTTTGCTTATCAAATCAAGCATTTGGTTGTTTTGTTTGTTTTTGCATGCTTCTCGAAAAAAGCGGGGCCATCAAGCCCCGCCAGAAACCACCTTGGAGATGACCAGCCGCCCTGCGAAGTACTTAAACTTCTCCGGCGAATGGAACAGCTTCTCAAAATATGCCGCATCTTCTTCCCGCAGATCCGTGAAGTCCTCTTCATCGACTCCAACCACGAGGAATGTGCCAACAATGACGTCGTAAGGCTTGCCGCCCCTGTACAGGGCTCGGTTCGGCTTGAGGCCCATGCACTTGCCCTCTTCGTTGCAGATCAGGCCCACCGGGCGGTGCGGGTCCGGGTAGAGCACCTGAATGTAGCCGCCCACAGCGTCTTGCAGTGCTTCAAGTTCGTTGTCAATGTCAATGCGTTCCGGGGCCTTTCCCGGCTCAATTTTTAATGCTTTCATGGCTTAAATCTCCTTTCCTGCCGACAGCGGCTTGCCATTCCATGCAACGCAGAACGGGTACGTATCCGTCTCTGTGCTGCGGAGCCAGCCGCCCTGCACGGCCATCATCGCTTCTACCCGGTACGCTTGCCGGGTGTGACTTCCCTTGATGTTCTTGTACAGCGCCCCGCCGTGAGACTTCTTGAAAGCCTTGGCCTCCTCTTCGGTTCTGAAAAACTTGTTGCAATACATAGTCAAACCTCCTTGTTGTTGAGCTGATATGCTTTGCCGCGATAATTGATGATGTGCCGATGGT